GATGCCGGGGATGACCTTGACCTCGCCGCCCTTGCGATCGTTGAGGGCGTAGTTGGGCTCGACGCAATAGCACACCACCCATTCCTGATCGAGGCCCGCGCCTTGGTTTTGCCAGGCCTTCTGCACCTCGGGCGGACAGTTTTCCAGCCTGAAACGATCGACCATCTGCAAAGTGGTCATGACGAATTCCGGCAATAGCGTATCGACCGCAAAGCGGCCGCCGGTGCCGAGATAGTATTCGCCGGCGACATAGCTGTAGAGGCGAATGACGTCTTCGGCGTCCTCGTAGACCATGATCGGCGCGGTGCCGATCACCACCTCGTCCTTGAATACCTGCGCCATCGTGTCGTAGAAATTGGATTGGTGCAGCACGGTTCCGACGCGCTGGGTGGTGTCCTCCAGCCATTCCTTGCCGTCGGCGTCGAGCTCGAGCCAGGGAAGTGCGATGTCCCATTTGAACCAGGGCCGCGAGGGCGAAGTGAGCCCGGTCCACATCCCGGCGGCGCAGGTCCGCACCGCCTGAAGCCCGACGGAATTGATGATCTGGTCGTTGACCGGAGAGCCCTTGTTCATCCGGTTGGCGACGATCAGCCAGTGCTGGCGCCGCGGCTGGAAGAACGCGGAAAGCTGCAGCCAATAGGTCCACCAGCTCCAGCGCCAGGTGCGCAGGGAATTGAGGCGCTGCTCGAGATGGGTGTAGGCGACCTGCCACCAATCGAGCGAGCGGGCTTTCTCGACGTCGGGAGGATTGACCGGCTGCTGCGAGAGCAGCGAGGGCGACATCTCGGTGTAAGGCGCGTGGGAGGCCTCTTCGAGCGAGACGGCGGGTTTGACGTGGGCGTTCATCAGATGCCGCCAATCCCGAAGGATTCCAACACAGCACGATCAGCGATCGACCGGAAACCGAAAACATCGCCAGATTGATCAGCGACGTCACGAGGGGTCCGCGAATAGTGCGTGCGACCATCGAATTTGAATTGAGTGGTGTAAACATCAAAGAGCCGGCCGCCGAATAAACGGTGGCGAATGCCGAGATCGCGCACCGTCACGGATACGTTGCCACCGCCGCCGAGCCAGTAACACACAAAGGTGTTGCCCTTGAATGTCATCCTCCCAGCAACGCCTTCGTTTGCGTCGCCGGCGCCGAAGCGCCCTGCGGCGAGGTTTTGACGGTATCGGAGAAGCCCTGACCGCCGGAGGCTGCGGCTGCCGCAGCACGCGCGGCATTGCCGGCGGCCTGCACACTGGAATCGGCGATGGTCGGCGGTGCCGGAGGGGGCGGAGGCGGGGCTGGAGCGGCGGGGGCTTGGGGGGCGAGAAAGGACATGGTCAGCGGCTTCCCCCAAACGGATCATAGGCATTGCCAACCGCGTCCTGTACGCGCTGGTTGAGGCTGGCGAACGGATCGTATTCGGCCTGCATCGGCTGCGGCGCGCGCGCCAGTTGCTTCGGCAGCACCGGCTCGGCCATGGTCAGGATCGCCGCATCGAAGTGATCGGGCGAAAAGCCGAGTTTCTTTTTGACCGCGTCTTTCGGCTCGATGATCATGCGATCGGCCTTGAAGGCATAATTGGTTTGGGTGAGCGCCTTGATGAATTCGTCGTGATTCGGGATCGCGCCGCCGCGCCGTATCCAGGCGACCAGGTCCATCGCCATCTCGCTGCGCTTGTTGTAAAAGCGGGTTTTGTCATGCGCTTCCTGGGAGAAATTGATCGGAACGGGCGTTCGGCACAGCACGCGCAACTGATCCACCCATGATGAGCCGAATCCGCCGGTATTGTCAACGAAGGCGGCATCGGCGCCCCAATCCGTCCACTTGCGATTGACCTGGGCTCCGCCCTGGATGCCGTCGATGTTGCGGTAGGCGTCCATCTTGAACATTTGCAGGCCCTGGCGGGGACAGATCACGCTGGGATCGTCGCCTTCGCGGCCGACATCGACGCCAAGAACTTTCGCCGATGATTCGATATCGGAGAGGCGATAGACCCGTTTGGTGGCGGCGATGCATTCCTCGAGGCCAATCAGGGCGTTGAAATCGGCGTCCGGGAACTGGCCGAAGATGGTGACGCGTATCCAGGGGTTGTCGCGGCCATATTCGGCGATCATCTGGCGGGCGTGCTCGACCGAAACGCGCGGGGTGCGCATGGGATCGTCGGGGTCGGCGGTGATCTGGATGGTTTTCCAGAGATTCGGCGCCATCGTGGCGCGGTACAGCGGGCCGGATTTCTTGAGCGGGTTTCCAGCCTGCACGATGTGGGCCTCTTTCGGCGAGCCCGCAAAAATGCTCTCGCAGATCGGCATGATGGCGTCGGGATAATCGCCGGTTTCGTCCAATAGCCACATCACATAATCGGCGTGCACGCCGCGCAGCGCGTTGCCGATCTGGTTGGCGTCGGCATCGGCCGACCAGGTGCGGGCTTCCATTTTCCAAGTGCGCGGGCGTTCCTTGTAGAAGATCAGCTTCGAGGTCTGTTCGAACAGCGATTCCAGCAGCGGCGCCTTGGAACGCCAGCGCGCGAGTTCGGTCCACAGGTTCGCTGAAAGATTCGGCCCCGTAATCGAGGTGGCGCCGATCATGCAATCGCGCTTGGTGATCATGAAGTTCCAGCCGAGCAGCGCCAGCACGGCGGTCTTGCCCGGGCCGGCACAGGCCTTGAACGCCATCCGTTTGGTCAGAGGAAACGCCTCGAGACCTTCCTCCTGCCATTTGTCGGGCTCGAAATTGAACAATTCGCGGGCCATCTGGGCCGGGTGTTCGGTCCAGGTGACGATGGAATCACGGTACCAGGAGGGGATTTCCATCAGGGCTGCGTGTGCTGCGCGGCGGCGCGCTTTGGCCGCCCGGCGGGCCTCAGCGTTCCAGCGGCACGCTTGGCTTCCCGCTCCGCAATGCGCTGCGGCTTAACCTTGGTCTGGTAGGATTTCCGGCTGGCGATCCGGCAGTTGTCGAGGTGTTCAAGCCGTGTGCAGGGATCGGGGCAGTAGAACCGCAGTCTGGTCACCCGCACATAGTTGAAGGGCTGGTCGCAGCGCCGGCAAATCTGGGTGACCGTGACGCCCATCCGATGGCTACGCCGCCACGGGCTTTTGTGCCGCCCGCTTCGCTTCCACCAGCGCCATGGCTTCCGCCACGATATCGGCAAACGACAGATCCTCGCCGTCCTTGGTGGTGGCGGCCAGTTTCTTCGGGGCTTCCCAGCCGGCGATGCGGGCCATCAGTGCGAGGATCGCGGGCTTTGCTGTGTAGCGATCGGGGCCCTTGATCTTGATCTTGGTGCCGAACTTGCCGGGCTCGATGGCAAGTTCGGTCAGGCGCGCGAGCTGCTCGCGGCTGGCCTTGGAAATGTCGATATGGCGATCGCCGAATTCATTGGGCGCGGTCAGAAAATCGTCGATGTTGTGCGCATCGATTTCGTCGAGCAGGTTCTTGGCCTGCACCATTCCCCAGCCGGCTTCCAGCACGGCCAGCGTCGCCGCGCGCTCGGCCAGTTCGGTCAGGCGTGCCGCGACGTCCTTGCGCTGGCACAGCCGGCGCGTATTGGGCTTGAGTGCCTCGTCGTTCGGATTCTCCCCGCGGTACATCGTCTCGCGGTAGGCTGCGAGGCGGGCGAGCGATTGCTTCTCGCCGGCCCAGAGTTTGGCGTGCAAAGCCTGGCAGAAACGCTCATGGAGGAAGTTTTCAAGCGCGGGCATGACGCGTCCAGAGAATCGATTCGGTTTGATTCGCCGCTGTAATCATTGCAGGTTGCGCCTCGCTTCGGCTTCCAGCGCCGCAATTTCGCGCCGGCACTCATGCACCGGATGGCTCTGCGGGATCACGCAAATAGGCGCCCAGGGCTTGCCGTTCAGGGCGCAGGAGCCGCCATTGCGAAAACCATCGGCGCCGCAGGTTTTCTGGGTGCAAACGCCGTGGTAGGCCTGTGCCGGGCACAGAAGGTTGATCCAGATGGTGTCGGCGGGATCGGGGGCGGTGATCTGCATCGAGTTTCCTCAAAGCGGAGACGGCGGAGGATGGCTTCAGGAGGGCCTTAGCCATCACGCCTTCGTGGGGACGATGACGCTCAACACCCCGCCGTCACCATGGGCCAATGGAACGGGGGAATCGATTCGGGTCAAGAGGCTGTGGATTGGCCGTCAACAGGGGGTTCGTCGGAATAGATCCGCCCATCCTTGGCCGGCGGCCATTGCCAGGGCGCGCGGATGGCGTCGAGGTGATGGTCGAGCGGCAACGCGACGCCGATCCACTGGGTGAAGCGGGATTGCCATGCGGCGAATTCCGCGGTGCCCTGTTGGAACGCGGGCCAGCGCAGCGGGCTGTCGCGGGCCGCCAGCATCGCCAGCATGTCGGCGCCGACGGGCGTCTTGTGCAGATAGCCGCGATCGCCGCCCCGGGTCTGCACGAACGGGCTGACCGCGCGCGCCAATGAGCGCACCAGCCGCAGCGCGCGATCCTCGTCGGAACCTTCCACAATCCAGACGCCCTCGGGGGGCGGTGCATCGAGCTTCTGGCGGGGGAAATTCTCGAACATGCCCTTGCGCAGCCAGATATGGGCGTTTTTTGGAGCGCGGTCGCCGGCTTTCTTGAGTTCTGCCTTGAGCGCCGGCAGCACGCTGACGGCCCATTCCGCGTCCAAAAGCGCCAACGAATTGAACTCAGCTCTTGCCGCCTGCTGATCCATGGCGCCGATGCCGGGATATTCGACCACGAAACGGTGCCAGAGTTTATCGCGCGCTTCGCTTGCTTCCCGATCCGATTTTGAAAGAGGACCCCCGGAGGGGGTAGGGGGAGTCTCTTGTTCAAGTGAAGGTTCATCTTGGCCATGTCCCGACTGCCACCCTCCCCCTGTCAGGACTGCACCGGTAGGGTGTCCCGACTGCACGGGTAGGGTGTCAGCCTGACATGGTGTCCTTAAGTCTTGTGGACCGTCCGTTTCGGAACCGTCAGAGATGGTTTCGTCGTCGGTTTCCGCCTCATTTGGCTGCCCTGAGTCATGCAATTTTCGCAGGACGTCATCGGGACTGACGGACAGGTCAAGGTGGATCTCATCGGTGGTGCGGGTGCCGTCCTCGCGGAACCGTTCGGTCAGCCTGATAATACCTAACTCCACCAGCGTCTTGACGCGCCGGTTCACGGTCGAGCGGGATTGCGAGGATTTTTCGGCAATGGTGTCGCGCGACGGCCAGGCAATGCCATCGTCGCGCGCGTTGTCGGCGATCGCCAGCAGCGCCAGTTTGGCGCGCGGTTCCAGCGGCAGACCGAAGGCCCAGGTCATGGCCTTGATGCTCATGTGAAGCTTCTCGTGATGCAAGGGGAAACGAGACGCGGGACGCAACGGGAACTTGTGGTGAGCGATCAGTGATCGAGCCGCAGGAACCGCCCTGCGATGCCGCAATCCCGCAGGTCGGGAATAAAAAACTTCATTTTGTCACCTCGCATCCATGAGCCGCACATCCACATTGGCCGGATGTACCGCCCGAATAAAATCCGGCACCTCGGGTCCGGTCTCAAGACACCCGGTGCCGAAAATCAGCATATCCTCGAACGCGCGTTTGTGCTCCCGGTTGACGATCCGCAGTTGCCGCCACAGCACCTTCCAGACCGGTTTTGGAATATCGCGGGTTTTGAAATTCATTCTCAACATCGAAACGGCCTTGTCGGCAATGTCGGTTTGGGTGGTTTGCGCCAGCCGCCGTGGACGGGCGGCACAGGCTCGTCCGGGATGTCGAGCAGACGGCGGCCCAGCGCGGAGCGCTCGAACGGCGGATCGGCGCAGATTTCCGCGGTCAGGGTTTCGGGTTCGGGTAGTTTAAGTTTGCGCGCTTCAAGCTGTGCCCGCTGTCTTGCTTTCCGCGCCATTCGTTCCGGGGCCTCGCGTTCGATCTCGGCATAGCTTCTTCGGTCTTTCGCCATCGTTTTCCCCCATCATTTGCCGAACAGCGAATCGAAAATGGCGATCAGCAACATGCCAAGAATCGCCAGCACAAGAAACAGCGCGGGCGGGCTGCTCACAGTTAGCAAGGCTTGTTCTGGAGTCATGGGCTGGCCTGGCGATCCGAAGATGATCCGCTACCGGTGCTGGGGGCCTCGCGAGCCGTACCAGACGCCTCCTGGGGTATTTCTGAAATTAAATCTGACGGGTCGGGCGCTGCCCCAACATCCGTTTCCGGCCGCTTCGTTTCCCGCACATCCGTATCGCCGGACTGGTGAGCATCTTGGGCGCCGTCAGAACTCTGTGATTCATTCCATGGCGGCGACACTTCGAAAAAGCCCTGTCGGCCAATGGATTCGTGTTGGGGACATACAGCCACATGATTCACGCTTTTGTCATCGCGCGCGCCGCAGCGGCTTGAGGACGATGAGATCGTCGTTATGTACCGGGATAAACGGAATATCGTCGAGCAGGGCGTTGTCGGAAATGGGCGGAGGCGCGAACTGTGTTCCTTCATCCGAAGATGATCCGCTACCGGTGCTGGGGGCCTCGCGAGCCGTACCAGACGCCTCCTGGGGTATTTCTGAATGAGGTGCCGTCTCTCCGGCTGTCACGTCCAGATTCTCAGACGTTGTAGTCGCAGTCCGCCCCGCGACATGCCTACTTGAACCCGTCGCGCCGTCACCACTGCGGGCGTCGGTCGCGTTTGCCTCTGGTTCTTTCGCTTGGGATTCCTGTGATTCATTCCCCCACGCTTCCCAGTTCGGAGGCAGTGGGTTTTGCTCGTCGTGGCGGGCGAACAGTTCCAGCACGGGAAGCCCGCCGGTCATGGTTGCGATCATGTCGCGGTAAAATTGCGGCTTCCTCGAATGGCCGAGCGGCTTCGATCGCTCGCGATGGTTGGAGCCGAATTTCTGTTCCGGTTTGGGCATCGGCAGGCCGCGGCCTTTCTTGAACAGGCACAGGATCTCGTCCTGGTCGCGAAAGATCAAGCCGGTGCCGGCGTCGTCGGAATGGTCCTCGTCGGTCTTGGTCCAGACCGCGAGCGTCGAATAGGCGTCGAAGCCCCAGGCGCGCGCGATAGCCCAGGCCAGGGGCGTCTTGATCTCGATCTCGTGGAGAACGCCGTCGTCGGTCTGGATGGTGTATCTGACCGGATGCAGCGCCAGCACATGCGCGCGCGGCAGCCACAAAAACAGCCAGGCGTCGGGCAGCGATCGTTCTTTGACCGGCAGCGCCATGATCTCGTCCCAACTCATGGTGGGATAGTGATTCTCGTAGGCCCTGCCGCCGATACCGGCTTTGCGCTTCCATGGCGGGTCGGCGTAGATGCAGGGGAACTGGCGGGTTCCGGTTAGCTCGAGCGAGGTGTTTGAGAGCGCAACGGCGAGATTTGTGCGGTTTTCCCGGTTATTGGCGGCGCGATCTTCTTGCAGCACGTCAAAAGAATGCTTCTCCGGGTGTTCCTCTGCATAAGCCCGGCATCGGGCTTTTAGCCGCTCAAAAGCGTCCAGTGGCATGGCCGCGAGTTTCTGTTCCTCGCTGGATTCGTTGCGGGAAATGCCCAGATCTTCCAAGGTCACCATGTCCGGGTCGGATGACATGAGCTTGGTCTTGCCGACCACGAGGCGGCCGGATTCCTTCATCGCGGCCACAAGTTCACCGCGGCGCCGTTTGGCGATCGCCCGGATATCGATGGCGTCGAGTTCCATCCGCCGATTTTTGATCCGGCGGCCGTATTCCCGCACGGCGGCGGCCTTGTCGATCCAGTCCGTCACTTCATCGACGGTTTTGGCCTCGGCGATGGCCTGGCAGGCGGCGTCGTATTTGAGGATGGCGGTCAAAGAAGGGTTCCGGTCGTCTCGGGTTTGGGCAGCGGCAGCGGTTCCGGCTTTGGGGCCTTCGGCAGCATCCACTTTGACGGCGCGGGGACTACGGAGGCGTCAGCGGGCTTCCATGCGAAATAGCCGAGCGCGCCGATCGAAGGCGTAAATTCGCATGGCAACGCATTGCGCAGCACCAGTCCGCGCGGGCCGCAAAACCAAGCGCTTTCGCTATCGGTCACGACGTCGACCACGTCGACGCTGCCGATGATGCCGCCGCGCAACAGATCTTTGGCTTCCGGGCAGCGCATCCCGAAGTCGGGCGAAGCCGCCAGAATCTCGTTGATGAAGTCGCGGCTGTCTTCGTATTCCTGCTTGCCGAGGCCCTTCGAGGCATGGATCGCGATGCGTCCGCGTTTGGCCAAACCATGATTGACCGCCTGCCAGGACCGGTTCTCGATATCCTTGCCGGCGTGGATGATCGCCCATGCCCAGGGCTGGCGCACGGACAGCGCGAGCGTGGGAATCTCACCCATCAAAAATCCCTCCGCCCGTCGCCCATCGCCTGCACTTCCCGGTCCTTCGGGCCGCCGAAGGGCCTGTTCAGTCTCGGCAGGTCGCCGTCTTCCTTGGCCTTGTCCCAGATCCGATAGATATCTGCGGCTGAAAGCTTTCTTGTCCCGGTCGAAAATGCCGTTGCAAAATGCGCTGCCGTGCCGGGCAGAAAAAATGCGTTGATGATGGCGAGGTCCAGCGCGCGCTTGCCTTGCGGGGTGTCGGGGGTGGAAATCATCTTTGAGTCTCCGTCCGCAGCGCCATCGCCGCGCCGTCGACCAAAAAATTGGCCAACTGGTCGCGGGTGATCTCGATGCGCTGCAGTTCCATACCGACCCTGAAATTGACGATGAAGGTGCCGCGGGATGGCTCGGTCAGGTAGAACATCTGGGCTGGCCATGCGGACGGTTCCAGTGGATCGGGTTTGCCGCGTGGCGCGGTTCGCGCGGCGATCTGTTCCCAAACGTCGCCGGGCCGCGGGGTATTGGTGGTGACGGGTTCGCTCATCGCGGCCTCGGCATCTTGCAATCGCACAGCCATTCCATCACCTGGCCGTAAAAGTGATGGTGCGCCGCCGCGTTCGGGATCGCAACCATCCAGCCGCAGGCGAGCCAGTCGCGCATCCGGTCATAGGTGACGTAATGGAACACGCGCTCCTTCATTCCGCCGCCTCTTTCGCCGGTTCCAGCGGGTGCAACCCCAGCAGATAATCCCGCAACCGCAGTTCCTCGGCCTCCACGGCATCCCCGAGCCGATCGAGGCTGTCGGTCCGCGACGATTTGCCGGAAAACACCCGCGAGATCGTGGTCGGGCTGCAGGGGGCGATTTCAGCCAGCCGGCCGCGCTGCAGCCCGATGGCGCCGCATCGTTTCCTGATTTCCTCTGGCTGCATCATGGGCCGCTTCCGAATCATTGGTGTTGCTGTCATAGCTACGATCATCTTTCTGGCGCTGTAAAGCCATATGTTGCGGTTTGTGTATAACCAAACCCCAACCAAACCCCAAGGGCTGGGAAACCGGACCTCGCGCAACAATGTTTCACATGAAACATCTGCTGAATAAAAGACAGAAAGCTGTTTACAGAAGATCAATAACATGGTTATGATGGCGAATCAACCAGAAGAGGGAACGTCCAATGGACCATCAGGTCCCAGACATCAAGACCAGTTCCGGTGGCCGTGGCTGGAGCAGCGGAACCGCGTGGTTCGGCGGGGCGCTGCTGCGCTGGGAAGCCTACCGGGTCGATCAGGCCCGGATCCGGGTCATGCTGGCCTGCGAGGGCCGCTGGCTGAAGCCGCACACGCTGTCGGCGGCGCGGGCTGCGATCAGGCCCTCCGCGCGCGCGGCGATGCAAGGGTAAGGGGAAACGCCATGACCGAACTGACCTATCCCAAATACCGCCGCGGCCTGTCCTCGACGGCGCGTGAGGCCCTGTACGATCGCTGTCGCGGCGAGAATGCGTTCCCGATCTGCAACATCCCCGGCTGCGGCCTCCCCGTACTGCCGCACCAGGATTGGGACGAAAGCCACATCGGCGCGCCTGCGGCGTTCGGTGGCACCGATACCGGGGTGGCGCATCGCAAGTGCAACCGCGACCACGGTGCCCAGGTGGTGACCCCGATGGTAGCCAAGGCCAAGCGCGGCCGCCAGAAGTTCATCGGCGCATGGGTCTCGAACTATCCGATGCGCGGCGGCCGGAACGACAGCATCAAGCGGACCATGTCGGGACGGGTGGTGAAGCGATGAGCATCTTCGTCATTCTATTTCGCAACACATCTAACCAGCGCGTTGGCTTTGTGAGCTTTGATGATCGTGGCGAACTGGCGGTATTTGCGAGCCGCGAAGAGGCGGAAACGGCCGCACACGACGTTCCCATATGCCAAGGCTATCCCTATCAAATTGTCGAGGCTGACGAGCTATGACCGGCACCAAATCAATCCACATCAATTTCCCCGAAGTCGTCGACCTGACCGACGATCATCAGCGCCTGCTTGACGCCATCGCCGGCGAACTGTGCGACGCCTGGCAGAAAGCCCATCCGGGCCGGGTGATGTGGCCGGCTGGCGTCGGCTCGACCATCACCTACATGCCGATGACGCGCGCGGAGGAACTGGCCGGCCAGCACATCGAGTTTGACGACGCAAGCTTCTCGATCGATTGCGCCGAGCGCGCCGACTACAAATGGCCCTGCGCCAAATGCGGCAAGGAACAGGGCGACCACAAGGATCATATTCTCGATCCGCCGGCGGGAAAGTGCGAATTCGAGCCGGCGAAAGGAAGTTTCATATGAAAGCCACCATCAGCAGCACCAGCGCCGTCCCCAGCGTCTTGCTTGATCTTGCGGAGCGGTGCGGTCGCAAGCCCGTCAAGTATGTTCTGTTTCCCCAGGAAACCAACCATGAGTGAGCACACGCCGACGCCTTGGAAGGTCACCGCAGATGAGCGCGGTTCTATCGTTCGTGCGGACACGACTGAATCCCAACCCATCGCGTCTATGTGGCACAACGGCGATGATCCCGCCGCCAACGCCGCCCTCATCGTCAAGGCCGTGAACAACCATGACGCGCTGGTCGCGGCTCTTGAGAATATCTGCGGAGCAGCCGAGCATTGCGGCGACGGTGATGCGCCTGTCGTTGTGGCGGCGCGCAAGGCGCTTAGTGCTATGGGAGCACCGTGCAAATGAACACCTTTTTGTATTGGTCGGGCGTTCTGGCGTGGCTCGTGCTCGGCCTTATCGGAATGTTCTGGCTCGCCGACATTGTGATCGAGGAAGCCGCCCACACGGCTTTCCTCGAGGGCGAGACCGTGGTGGAATTCGCACTCGACGTCAAAGCCATGAGGGAATGATGCAGCTGCGCCTGTTCGTTATTTTGCGGCCTCCAAAACTCGATCCCGAATTGTGGTTGATCGGGCTCGGGATCCCGCTGGCGATCGCGGGGCTGCTGATCGCCACGATGTGTATAGCATGGTCGATGCCGCCGGATGGTGCCTTCTGATGAGTCACCCCCTGCTCGCCCTTGGCTTTGTGCTGGTACTCGGGCTTTCGATCGAACTTGCCGTGAGGATGAATTCACCGCAAGATAAGATTCACAACATGCATGTCGAGAATTTTGCAGCGGCTATTCGCGAAGCCCTATCCCCGCATTCATCGACGGACCAGCGGGAGGGCCGGGAATGACGCCAGAATTTGCCTGCATCATTGGTCTCGGCATATTCGTGATTGGTCTCGCCATCCGCGTAGCGCGCCTTAAGGCAAATGTGTGGAGGGTGAGGGCATGACGCAACGGTGTTCTGACCCCAGCGTCTTGCTTGATCTTGCGGAGCGTTGCGAACGCGCGACGGGGCCAGATCGGAAGTTGGGCTTTGAGGTTTTGCTGGCATGCGGCTGGCGCAAAACCTATGTCGGCCATTTTCATGGCCCACTTTATCAATGGTCCTCTGGCGACTATTCAAAAAGCTATTCGGAAGATCGATTACCGTGCCCCACCGGCTCAATCGACGCCGCGATGACGCTGGGAGAGCCCGGATCTGAAATCAGCATATCGACGCTCTATGGTGTTGCCCATGTCGAATACCCGCTGAATTTTGCCGATTGTCCGCCATACGGAGGCCAGCACGTCGGCGGCCTGATTGCTCCGGCAATTTGCGCCGCAATGCTCCGTGCTATGGCTGGAAAGATGTGGTGCGACGGGAGGGACACGCCATGATGGCGGTTTCCTCTAAGGATCAGCGGGGCGAGAAATGATCCGCTCCATGATCGAGGATGACGTTCCGAAGTTGGCAGCCATCGTCGCGCTCAACTACAACCGTCATTGCGCGGAGGCGTTTCACCACGAGGCGCGCTGCGCATTCTACAACTATCCATTCAAGCCGCGCTTCATCGTCGCCGAAGATTCGAGCGGCTGGCCACTCGGCTGCGCATGCTGGAACGCCGATTGGTGTTCGTGGGGTGTTTTCAATATCAGTTGGGTCCAGGTCGCACCGCACATTCAAGGCAGAGGCGTCGGCAAGGCTTTAGTCGAAAGCGTCCTTTCGGAACTGCGCCCAATTGCCTCTTTGATCCTACTGGCAACCACCAAGCCCATTTATTACCAGCGCTGGGGCTTCAAAGTCATTCAGACCTACAGCGCGACCGTCGAATATGAGAAGGCCGGCGAGATTGAAAGCCTGATGGCTCTCCCTGTCTCTCTCCAACACCAGCCCGAGGGCGAGAAATGACAGATGATGAAAGTCTCGATGGATACTGCGGGGCCGACCCGAGAGCAGCCCGTAAGGTTTTTGACCGGACCCAACCCCCTCCCCCCGCCACACTGGCGGATCGGCTTGAGGCCAGCTACGCCGCGGGCTTGATCAGTATTGAGCAAGTTGCGAAAGAGGCGTGCGCTGCGCTGCGCAATTTGTCTGTGCCGTCCCCCGCCACAGATAGGCTAGCGACCGTACAATGGCTTCGCGATATGGGGAGCAAGCTTATCAACGGCACTATCGTTGACGGCGATATCGAATGCGCCAAGATATTTGAAGCCGCGGACGAACTTGAGCAAGCCATCCTCGCCCGCTCCCAGCCAGTAGGAGTGCGAGAGGCGCTGGATCGCTTGCGTGAAATCGAGCAACCAACGTGAGGGAACATGACCAAAACCGCGATCGAATGGACGCAGGAATCATGGAACCCGATTGTCGGCTGTTCCATCATTTCGCCGGGCTGCACCAACTGCTATGCGATGGCGATGGCGGCGCGGATCGAGGCTGCCAATGCGGCGGCGCGCGCCGAGGGCAGGAAGGTGGCGGCAGCACAATATGACGGCACCACGGAACGCGTAAAGGGCGGCAAGATCGTATGGACCGGCAAGATCGCCATGGCCGGGGATCACATTTTGCTGGCGCCGCTGAAGCGCCAAAAACCGACGACGTATTTTGTCAACAGCATGGGCGATTTGTTTCATGAGGATTGCCCGGACGCCTGGATCGATCGCGTGTTCGATGTGATGGAGGCGACAGAGCACCACATCTACCAGATTCTCACGAAACGCTCGCGGCGGATGCTGGACTATATCGTGCGCCGCTTTGCCGGGCGCGTTGTTCCTAAACACATTTGGTTAGGCGTCTCCACAGAGGATCAAAAGCGCTATGATGAACGCAAGGGCCATCTGGCATCAACACCAGCGGAAGTCCGGTTCTTTTCGATGGAGCCGCTGATAGGCCCGATCGAGGCCGACTACCTCGCCGACTGGGTCATCGTCGGCGGCGAATCCGGTCCCGGCGCCCGGCCGATGCACCCGGCCTGGGCGCGCGGTTTGCGGGATCAGTGCGCCGCGGCCGGGGTGGCGTTTTTCTTCAAGCAATGGGGCGCGTGGGAATCATTCTATGATCGTGACGCCGACGATCCAGACTGGCGGGCGATTCCGGATGTCGACTCCCAGATGGGAGCCGGCGCGACGCGTTTTCTTAACCTTGCCGGCGGCATCGGCTTCCACGGCGAGCGACTGGTCGCCATGCGCAATATCGGCAAATGCCGCGCCGGCCGGCTGCTCGATGGCGTCGAGCACAACGGGATGCCGTCATGATCCTGACCCCTTGCGAGCATCGCCTGCACCAGGTGCTACTGCATTTCGGTCCGGCGCCAACGGATCTGTTGGCACTTGTGATCGCCAACGGCCGGCCGCTGCGCAAAAGCCATCCCCTGACCTGGCTGCGCCATCTGCGCCGCAAGCTGGGGCGCCACGGCATCGCCATCGTCAGGACGCCGCAAGGCTACAGGATCCATCGCGGAGGTCCGTTGCGCGACCGTGCCGCCTACATGAAGGATTATCGGGCCAGGGTCGGGCGCGCGAGCCGGGCCAAGGTTCGAAAATAAATCCCAAATGTGAGCGATAGTGATCAGGAACGAACGCCCGCGGCGTGCATTATGTCCTTGGTCGCTGGTGGCCTCGGCCCTCCCCCCAAAGAGTTTGCCGGGCAAGGCCAGCGACCTTCGGGACGGGAGATGTAACCGCCTCAGTAAATGCGTCAGGAACCGGCTTCCACGGCTTTAATGAGGCCCGTGGAAGCCGGCTTCCCTTCCCGAAAGGGATTCTAAACCCCGCCCGGCATCACGTAACAATAGACGTCATGGGCTCGGCTGATGAACACCACGCCGTGCCCCGTGGGATTGCCGGCGTCGTATTTCAGTTTGGAATCCGGGATCTCGATCTCGGTGCCGACGTCGACATGCGGCCGCGTGAACGGGATGTCGTCGCGATCGTCGGTGATCACCGCATAGGTCTTTCCATCACGCACATGCACCTCGTCGGCCCAGTAGGCGTCGGCCTCGCCGCAGCAGGGGGCGCTGGGATTATCCGGCTGCATCAGGGCCTGGTACCAGGCGCGCAACGATGTATCTCCCGCGGTCCACTGGCCGAGGTCGCGGGCAGTGGCTAGAGCCGGGATCAGCAGCAGCATCGCCAGTATGCGTTTCATCGGTCCTGTCTCCATTGCCACCATTCGTGCAGTGCAGTTCCGATCACCAGCAGCGCCACCACGGCCAGGAACAGCGCGGCAAAGGCCAGCCAGTGGGTCAATCCTCCGTGCCCCGGCGGCCCGACAAAATATCATCCAATTTTCGAAACATCCGGCTTCTGTCGTCGCGATATTCATGACGGAAATCCTCGAAATCCGATTTGGCGACAAAATTCTTGGCGGTATCGAGTTCGACGTCGTTGATCTTCTGGCGCAAGGCGGCGAAGCTGTCATGAAACTGGTCGACCAGCCCCTCGATCTTGGTTTCGCTGCGTTGCTCGGCCGCATCGATCTTTTCGCCCAACCGCTGCTCGGCACTGGCGATGGCGCCTTGCAAATTCAGCTTTGCCGTTGGCTTGTCGCCGCCGGCGCGAAAAATATGAGCGCCAATGGCTGTCAGTGCGCCTATCATGGCTCCCCCCAATCCCGAGATCGCGTGTGCCCAGTCGAAACCGCCGCTGTCGGCCATCGGCCTTTTTCCCGGAATCAAGATGCCCGGGCGTAACCCGGGCATCGATGCTAAGTGGGACGCGTCACGAAACGCCGATCAGAAGTGCTTCTGCACCATGATGCGGAACACATTTTCGTCGGCCTGGCCCTTGACCGAGGGGGCGTTGTAATACTGGAACGCCGTGGTCCAGCCGGCCGCGATCACGCTGTCGACTTCGAATCCCGCGCAGCCTTTTTCGATGCCGTGGGCGAGGCAGCCGCCGGCAATGATGGCAGGGGTCGACTTGGCCGGGATGTTGGCGGGAACCAGATTGACGAACGGGTTTTGCGAGGCGGCCGGCGCGGCCGTGGGCGCTGCGGCGGTACCGGTTTGGGTCGAGGTGAAGAAATTGTAGCCGAGCTTGACGAACTGGGTTGAGGTGAAGGTGCCGGTGGCGCCGCCGGTGCCAGGCTGGTAGCCGGCATTGACCTCGATGCCGGCCAGCCAGGAGCCTTTCCAGAGCTGATAGCCGAAGCCGGTATCGATCCCGATCTGGCCGCCATTGCCGCCCGTGAGCGCGCCGCCCAGGTTGGCGTTGTTCTCGAGCGCGAAGTCCCAGTAGGCGCCGCTGCAATTGCCGGCGGCCACACAACTGGTGGGAGCCGCCAGTGCCTTGAAGACCGGGTTGGAGGGAAGGTTGTCCGCCGCCAGCGCCGGGGTGGCCAATAGCGCGGCCGCGAAGATCAGGGATGCGAGCGATTTCATGACATGGATTCCTTGTAAAGGGTGAATTCACGCCGGAGAAACTAGGTGATTCGGTTGTAACTGAATCTCGCGCCACTGTGGATGGCGTGAGATTTTGGTCCGATGTGACTATTTGGGTACAAGTGCCGGAGCGGCAACCACGTTCGGCGCGGTCGCCGGATTGGCTGCCATCTCGGGGTTAACCACGCCCTGCGAGCCGATCGCCGGCGATGCTGCGGCGTTCACGATCGCCACCTTGGCGTCGACGTCGCCGGCCTTGGCGGCGGCAAAAATCTTGTCCATCATCGACCCGAAGCCGGACGAGTTGACGCCCATCTTGCCGAGATACACGGCCGCGATCGGGAACACGATGTACCAGATATTGGCGAAGGCACCGATCAGGTCATGGGTCGACTGGTAGATGGTGTGGGCCGAGGACAGGATCTGGGTCTGCTGGTCCGGCGAGAGCGTGCCGAGCGCCACAAACACGGCGAGGCCGCCGGTCGCATTGGAGCCGATATAGCGCAGCGCGGCGCTGATCTTGTTGGTGGTATCGCTTGCCATGGTCAAATTCCTTTTCGGTTCTAGCCGGCCGAGATCGATCCGGGTGGGCACCAGTGCCACAGAAAATGGGTCAGCAGCGCGCCCCAGAAATAGCCCAGCGCCAGGCATGCCGTTGCCAGCGCCAGCGGGAATTTCGACGCGACGGTATAGACCAGCATCGACAGCGTGATCTGGTTGGGCTTGGCTTTGGCGGAGAGCGCGCGGCCCTCGATGACGCCGAATTCGGCCCAGCCCAGCAACAGCCACGCCGCGATGCCGACCGGCCACAGGATCCAGTAGTTCATGACGTGGTGCCCCCGCATCGTTCCGCCGCTACCGCGCGCGAGGCGGCTTCTAGCGCGTCAAGGAAATGGAATTCATCGCGCAACTGTTTCCCTTTGCAAGTTTGAGCAATCGCCTCATCCGAACAATCTCCATGCCCCGCTGAAGCTGCCCAGCGCGATAGCCATCAGCGCCAGCGGCGCCAGCACGCCGTAGATCCCGCCCCCCGTGACCGCAATCACTGAAGCCCAGAACACCGTGCGGATGACGCTGCAACAGGCCATCAGAAATGCTAATCGTTGACGTTCTCGTTGAAGGTGCAGGTCGCCTTTCCATCCGGGCAGCGCGTCCCTCTAACCTTCCAGTCTGCCGCCTTCTTTGAGGTCAGCGGCTCGCAGGTGTCGCGCATATACTGCTCCATCGGGTCGCTGCCTGCTGGACATGCGCGCTGTGGCTTGCATACCTGATCGCAGTTGTCGTCTCCCTTGGCTTGCGAGTAGGCGTGGCACGATCCCCAACGGTAGCCCTTCGACATATCGCAGCCGCGCGCCAGCGGGTCGATCATGCCGCCCATCATCCCCTGCGCCAGGGCCGGGGCCGCCAGCAGCGCCATGAAGATGATCGCAACGAAGCCGGGTGCGAAGCGCAGCGCGTGGTTCATGGTGTAGGCCCGAATTTCTGCGCGGCGACCTTGCGGGTTCCGCGCTCCAGTTCGATCAGGAGGTCGAAGCTTTCCCCGAGGTGATGCTCGAGCTCTGCCCCACGAAAGCCCGAGGCATTGACGATCATGCCGTGCCCTACTTCGACCAGCGCGTCGTCGATCAGTTCGTTGAATTTATCGAGGGTCATGCGGCGATGCCGAAGGCGCGTTTCCAGAGCTCGATCGAGACTTCGCGCTGGCGCAGCCCGATCAAGCCGCCGTTGAGATGGCGGGTTTCGTTCACTTCGTCGTCGCGCTGCGCGTAAGTCAGGCACTTGCAGATGGTGACGAAATCGACCACGCCGACCCGCAAGAAATACCGGGGGTCGTTGACCAACTCCGGATGGGTCAGAAAATCCACCTTCATCAGTTCGGAAAGCCTGCCGTAGGCGTCGCGTCCGGTTGATTGCGCCGGATCCCGGCCGCGGTAATTCCAGCCGTCCTCGGTGCCGATGCGGTTGCCCATCCGGCCGTTATAGGCCTGGTTGGCGATGGCGCGGGGATTGTGCTGCAGCTGCTCGGCCAGTTCGAGCGAGAAATGCGAGGGCCACTGGCTGTGCAGCTGGCTGGCGCGGTAATTGAGGTTTTCCTCGACCTCGATGCCGCCGCCGCATTCCTCGGTGAATTCGCCCATCATGTTGGCGATCGCGAGCGCCGTCTCCAGACCGAATTCCTCGAACAGCTGAGGCGCCTGTTCGATCATCGCGGCTCCCAGCCCGGGAATATGCCGGTCGCTGTGCGGCCAAAGATGCCGCAAGGCGTTGGCAAAGGTCCCGGGCTGGATCATGGCGAGGATGTCGTCCGTCGTAAGGCTGGCCAGCCAACCTTCTACCCCAGACCCGATTGATTCGCCGCAAGTTGTTGTGGATAAGCGGGGGTTTTCCGCTAGGCCTTGGGGCCCGGAACCAGCCCATGCCGCAACAGCATGGTGGGCTTGGCTTGTGGTTTTGCCTTGCGGCGATGCAACGGCTTGCGGCGGGGAGGCTTTTTGGCCTGGCGGGGGGGATGGGCGGGGGCGTCAGTCATGCGGCGTCCGTTTCCGTCAGGTAATCTTTCCACATCGGCGGAAAGGTTGTGTCGTTACGCGCCGGCAGGTCATCCTCGCGCCAGGCAAACGGAATCCAGCCCTGCTCGTTGAGCGAGAGCATGGAGCCTCGGGTGAACAGTGCACCATGCTCGCCGACGTGAACGCAAAATATATCGATCGCGGTCGGCTCCTTTTCTGCAAAGGCCACGACAACTAAATCCGAACGATCCCAGGGAAAAATATGCTCGTCAAAGGTCCGCCAGCCGCTCACAAACGATCCTCCGCGAACATCTCGGCCAGCAAGGTCAGATGCGAGGCTGCCTTGAGGGCCTGTTCCTTGTCGGAAATCTCGAAAATGATTTTGGATTCTTTCTCGTCCCAAAGCTTGATGCCGCGGCCGCCGCCCTCGAAATGAAGTAAGCGGCCGTCGTGCGTCACGAAGTCGCCGGGGGAGAAACCCATCATGCCGCCTCATAGAAATCGTTCGGCTGGACCTTGCCCCTGGTCATCTTCATGATCTGCCGCATCGCCTCTTTCTCCGGCATGCGATCGCCGGAAACATAGCGCGCAATGGTCGGTTGCGGCTTTCCCATGCGCCGGGCGAACTCGGTCACGGTCAAGCCCTCTTTGATCAGCCAGTCTTTGAGTTTCATGGGTTGAGCCATACCGCTGCGGTGTTGATTCCGCAAGATGGGAAAGCCAGCGCTCCCCTGCAATGATGGGTGCGACATTGTGGCGCATTGTGTTTTAATTTGCTGTTTTGGGCTTGCTATTCTATACCGTGTTGGTATGTATAGGACGTAAGCCACAGCCAAGGAGAAAGACAGAATGAGCAAGGTCTACAGCAACCCCCGGATGAACGCGACGATTGAGAATTGGCCGCACGGCTCTCAGCGTGTCACCGCGTTCTTTTCCATCGAATTCAGTCCGACGCGGGGCGAGCGCGCTGTACGGGTGACAACCGGAGCGCCAAAGAAGCTGACATTCGCGCGCAAGATGCGGATTGTCGACGGCGACGACGGCCGGACCTACATCGCCGAACTGACCAGCTACGGCCACATCACGATCATGCGCGGCGACATGAAGATCAACGAGGAAACCGTTTTCGAGCGCGAGCCGCGGTATCCCGAATTGCTGGCGCTCTTTGCGGAGGGACAAGCACGATGAACACCTACGGACCAAAGGTCACATGGGAGCAGATGCAGGAAGGCGTCCGGATTTACTATACCGGCGACATGGCGAACCAAAGCGGGTTCGGCACCATCACCCTGCGGCGCCCGATCGATCCTCGCTGGAAGTACAAGCAGGCTGATATCGCGATGGACGATGGCCGCGAAATGAAGGCGATCGGGGTCGAGAGTTTCCAGCCCGCGCCGGGACGGCGCTTCTGGCTTGAAGCCGATTGGAAGGCGGACCAGGACCGCAAGATCGAAGAATTCAAGGCCGCTTACTACGCGAGGAAGGAAATCGTCGGGTGACCGACTACAAAATAGGAGATGTTTTCAGCATGAGCAGCGTCGCAAACCGCACCTACACCATCTGGGGCAACGGCGGAAAGTACGAATGGCTGATCCGCGATGGCGAGCACATCGTCGCCCGCTCCAATCCGATCTTCAACAGCTACGGCGCCGCCAAGCGCGCGATGGTCAAGGCGCTGTCACAGCCCGACGCCTTCAACGATTAACCGGGGTGCGACTCCGCGCCGCACCACGTCCTGATTTATACCATCTTGACATATCATACCGGGATGGTATCTAAAGATTGTCAACAAACAGGAGCCGCCACATGAACCTTTCCCCTCTCTACCTCGCCGAATGCCGGTTTGGCCGGTTCGGCAACGCCTTCCGGGAAACCGACCGGGATTCCAATTCCCGCTCCGAGATCATCGACCTGATCCGGACCGGAGAGATCGACGTGATCAAGGTGATCGAGGTCGATGAGGTTGCCGGCACGGTCTGCGACGTGACCGATGAACTGGTGAGCGAGGCGCTGATGGCGAGGGCGGCGTGATGGCGAACATGAGCAAGTACCAGTTTGATCGCCTCGCCGAAAAGCTGATCCGCATGGCTTATGAACTCGAACACGATGCCTCGCGCGTTCGGGCCGATAGCTGCAAGCCTTCCTATGCCGAGGCCATCAAGAATATCTCATCGCGTCTCGGCGATCTCGGCCGCAGCATGATCGCGGAGATCACATGCTGATGACTGACCTTCCCACCATCAAGCACACCGGCAACATGCCGGCCGACTTCACGGGTGTCGTCTACAACGATACCGGCAAGAACAACTATGCGGCCATGGTCAACGGAAACTGGCTCAAGCGCAAGGACGGCAGGGTCCGCTGGTTCAAGTACGAACAGGAAGCCGGGCGGGCCGCCTACCACGAAGCGAACAAGGGAGAGGCGTGATGCTCAGCTATCGCAACACCCGCTGCATTGACGGCCGCACGTTTCGCCACGATCCGCAACCTGACGATCCCGGTCTGGAAACCGATATCGGGCGCTGCCCTGAATGCGCGGGCGAAGGCTGCGAGGCCTTGGCTCGCCAGGAAGCCGAGAAGATCGCGGGCGAAAAGATCGTCACGCATTTCTGGGCCAAGCCGATCCCGCCGCGCGAATTTGACTGGTGCGCCTATCGCGACAATGACGAGCCCGATGACGACGGCCACATGATGCAGGGATGGGGCCGCACTGAACAAGAGGCGATCGACGATCTGATTTCGCTGATCGAAGACAACCGAGACTGAGACACGGCAGCGACCGCCGCCAAGGTCGTAATTCAACGAGGAGAGTAAGTACCATGACTAAACTATTCCGTCCCGCCGAGATCACCACCGCCAAGCTCAAGATGGCCCTGATGGGCTTTCAGGGGTCCGGCAAGACCTATACCGCCGCCTCGACCGCCATCGGCCTCGTTCAACTGATGAAGAGCATGAACCTGCCCGAGGGCAAGCTGCCGATTGCCTTTGCCGATACCGAAAAAGGGTCGGACTGGATCCTGCCGCGGGTGCGCAAGGCGGGTCTGGAGATGGTGACGGCGAAAACCCGCGCCTTCTCCGATCTGATCGGGCTGATCAACGAGGCCGAAAACAACGCCTCGTTTTTGCTGGTGGACTCGCTGACGCATTTCTGGACCGAACTCTGCGATACCTACTGCGCCAAGAAGGCCCAGCAGTTCAAAATCCCGACCTATCGGCTCCAGTTCCAGGACTGGGCGTTCCTCAAGGGCGAGTGGCGCAAGTTCACCGATCGGTTCGTCAATTCCAACCTGCACATCGCGGTCTGCGGCAGAGCTGGCTACGAATACGATTACCTCGAGGACGAGGACACCCACAAGAAGCAACTGGAAAAGACCGGCATCAAGTTCAAGGCCGAAGGCGAGATGGGCTACGAGCCTGATCTTCTGGTCTTGATGGAGCGCAAGATGAACATGATCAGCAAGGTCGACGAGCATGTCGCCCACGTGGTCAAGGACCGCAGCACGCTTCTGGATGGCCAGGAGTTCGCCGATCCGACCTTCGAGAACTTTCTGCCGCACATCAAGTGCCTCAATCTGGGCGGCCGGCAGATGGGCATCGACATCTCGCGGACTTCCGACGCCTCGATCCCGGCCGATGCGCCGCGCGACCGCGGCAAAATCCAGCGCGACATCGTGATCGATGAGCTGGCGGACCTGCTGCTGCGGCACAATTTGTCGGGCACGGCGGTGGCCGAAAAGCAGCGGCGTTCGGCGATCGTGGCCCG